CCAGTTCATAACTCTAACCAACATAAGAGATATCATTTATGCGGTTCATCCACCCCCGTTTGAACTTGTTGTTTGCCGGGCGTTTCCTGCATATATCCTCGATGAAGTCGAACCGGGCAATCTTAATCATGTCGAACAACTCACGAGGGTTTCTGGCATTCACTGCCGCAATGGTCTTGGGGCCTACTATTCCATCCACGGTCACACCAAGCAATCTTTGGGGAATTTTGACGCCATGCGCACCGGATGCCCACACCCAATCAACAAGGATATTCGCCACGGACTGGCTTGTTATCAAATCTGCCTTCCATCTGTCCCAGTACATAGTTTTCAAAATTTCCGTCCATTCCTCTTTAGTGAGATTTTTCAATCTTTCAATTGTAGGCTTGGGGTATCCTTTCTTTCGGCAATATGCCTCATAGGTTCCAATAGTCACGCCCATGTTCGTAGCACCGCCCAAATCGTCGGGGTCATTCACGAAACCGCCCTCCCATTTGAGAATGAACGGTGCAAGTTTATTCACATCAGCCATTTTTGTTTTCCTCCTTTACCTTTTCATTGTCAAACAATACCTGAGCCATGATTTTGGCAATATCATCCTTGTTCTCGATGATTACACTCATCGTCTTCTCAGCTTTCCGCAGCTCCGCTTTCTCCCATGACTTCTCCCTTACCGACACGAACTCACAGAAGATACAGTAGCCAGTCCACAGCATCGAGAAGACCGGGAAAGGGATAACCACACAGCAGAGCAGGTCGATAAAGCACAATTCGATGAACGGGGTAAAATACTTCCTTGCTTTGGTGGCGGTCTTCTTATATCCCGTGGAAGTCCTCGCCTCTCCCCTCTGACGGGCTTTCAGCACTCCGGAAACCAAATCAACGAACATTGCACCGATAGTGGCCGCAATACACAAAGCAATCAGCACAATGTGAGTCATCATGTGCTCGTTGATAAAATTGTAAATCACATCTTTCATACTAATGTTTCAAATTATAAATTCATACGCTCTACAACTAACCAAAAAAGTGTCTGTCAAAAACGACAAAAGCCCCCGAGCCGGATGCAAAAAACATCAGCTCAGAGGCTTTGATATATGTCGGATATTCCAAGTGCATAGTTACGGTGCCGTACATCTTCATACGGGTACTGCAAATATACTAATATTCTGTCAAACACCATACTAATCCAAACTTTTTTCACATGCAAAGCTAACCTTATAAGGACAGATTAGGAAGCTTTCAATGGACGCAGAACGAACCTTTTGTAAAAGGTTCGTTTTTTCGGCAAAATCGCTATCTTTATAACAAAAAATGATTTACGCATACATTAGGGTAAGCACAGACAAGCAAACAGTAGAAAACCAGCGGTTCGAGATAGAGAATTATTGCAGGAAAAGGCAGATAGATGTAGACCAATACATCGAGGAGACGATAAGCGGGATGAAAGATGTGGACAAGAGAAAGCTCGGGACACTGCTAAAGAAGATGAAGAAGGACGACACCCTTATAGCCTCGGAAATATCCAGACTGGGCAGGCGGTTGCTGGAGGTTATGTCCATTCTCGACAGCCTTATGAAAAAGAAAATCCGAGTAATTACCGTCAAGGAAGGCTTTGAACTTTGCGACAACCTACAGAGCCACGTAATTGCATTTGCGTTCTCGTTGGCGAGTGAAATAGAACGCAGCCTTATCTCACAACGCACGAAAGAAGCGTTGGCAAGGAAAAAATCGCTTGGAATGAAACTCGGAAGGAAAACCGGAGGGACAAACTCCTGGCACAAGCTCGACAAACACAAAGAACTTATACGCACTATGGTCGAATATGGATACAGCAAAGCAGCCATCTGCCGGAAAGTCAAGTGCCAGTACAGCACCCTTGACAAGCATCTCGAAAGAGAAGGACTGATAGTTAGGAACTATACTCCGCGTCCACGAAAGCCCAAGGACATCCCCACAGAAAAAAGAATCGTTCCTCAAAAAAGAAAGAAGCGAAAAGTCATCATCAAGAAAAGAATCCAAACCGACCGCGCACCACATGTGGAATACCAAGCAGCCGCTTACCAATATCGCCACCAATTGATGGAAGCTGACACACTTCGAGAAAAAGGCATTGTTGTTGATGTAGACAAGCCTGCCATACTTGAGGAGAACAAGGAGAATCTCAAGTCTATTCGGCACCATCATCATTTGCTTTTCCCCCACGAAAAAGAAATCATAAAATTGCTAAAGCAAGGGAAAAGCAAGGTCTTTATCTCCCGATACTTTAATTGTAATATAAAAACACTGGATGCACACTTGAAGAGAATGGGGGTGGAAGTGGTGTATAGGTGATGCCCCTTAAATGTAAGAATATGGCAGAAGATATTAAAGAGAATGCAATGAGTGGTGGAACTCCGGCACGGCTGCGTGGACTGGATGCAAACGGCAATAGTATTAGTCCGACGTTGACAGAGGTGGCAAAAGCATTACCGAAACGAAATGAGTTCAATATCAAGATTGAAGTTGGAGAGATTTATTCCTTAGATGTAGGTTCATACAATACCCTATTTGTTTACTATACGTCAAGTGGAGGCGTTGGATGTATGGTTTTATTAGGATGGAGTTATACTTATATTATAGGGGATAATAGGTTCTCGAGCAGTGATGTACCTGATAAAATCTGTATTTATAACACCGGACTTGGTAAATATGCCATCAAAAACGGACTGTCCTCCTCAATCGCATTGAAAATTAATGTTGTATAAATTCTTTCTTTAAATAAATAGTTATTTCTTGCCATATCTTCTTCTGCCGTATCTCTTGCCCCTTAAATGTGTTAAGTATGGCAGAGAAGCAGGATATTAGAGAAGAGCAAATGACTGTAACCAACAGTGTGGATTATCTGCGAGGCTTGAAAGGAAATAACAGCGTGTTGATTAGCGTATTAGATGCTATATCGAATAAGGCAATTGTTAATAAAGGACATGTTAAGACTGACGTCCTTAATATCGTCGGGAATTATGTTGCATATTCAACATCAGATATTGATGGCAGTGGAATAGATGGTTGTCTTATCTCGATAAATCCGACCGGGCTTGAAGGTGCACAGATTAAAGTTGCATATAATATGAGCATAATTAAAGTTAGAGCTGCCTATAATGTCGATGGAGCAGCGAAATGGTCAGATTGGAAGTCAATAACTATTACTTGAACTAACTATTTATTTCCTCCTTTCGCTTTTCTGCCATACTCTTTGCCCCTTAAATGTAAGGAAGATATGGCAGAGAAGCAGGATATAGCAATGAACCAGTTTCCGGTAGTCACAAGTATGAAGTATGTGTATGGGGAAAAAACAGATAGTGGGCAAGCTAAGATGGAGCTTTCCTCATTAAGTGCATTACTGTCTATTAAGGGAATTGGAATCACATCTTTAAACGATTTGAATGAAGCATACAAGGTTTTAAATGAAGGTTTAAGTGTTGTTTATATAGGAAAGACAGAAAATTCACCGATAGAATATGGTGTTTGTATTCATGTGCAGCGTTCATCTAAAGGAGATACCAGTGGTAGCCAATTTATCTTTCAGATGGTAAGCGGAAGGCTCACGTATATCAGAGAAGGCTATAGCAATGGGGATGCCATCCTTTATACTAATTGGAGGCAAATATAAATTACCTATAATAAAGCAATTTATTCATTCTACTTTTTCTGCCTTATCTTCTGCCCATTAAATGTGAGAATATGGCAGAACAAGATATAGCAATGAATGAGTTTCCGATAAACAATGTAGCGGACTATCTGTATACTGAGAAAGGGAACAACCAGCAGAAGGTAACTCCTACAGATTTGGTGAAGAGTTGTGGATTTTTTAGATTAGACAAAACTATTACTCCTGGAGAAACGTATGAGCTGCCCTATAATTCCGGATTAATTATGGTTCAAAATGCCTCTTCTGTACATCAAAAAGCGATTGCAGTTGTATATGGGAACAATACCGGGAACATAATAGTTCCACAAGGTGCCATTAATTTCTTCTCAGAGGTTGGAAATAAGTTTTGTATAATGAATGCAGGAGAAAACACTAAATATGTTGTCAAAAGCACATACGCATCCAACCAACATATTATCTTGACATTTATATTATAAAGTTCAATCTACTTTACCAAAATTAGATGGCAGATTGAGCTTTATGTTTCTATGCCGTATCCTTTGCCCCTTAAATGTAAGATTATGGCAGAGAAGCAAGATATAGCGATGAACCAGTTCCAAGTGGTGACGGATGTATTCTACATCTATGGAGAAACAGCGAATGGCAGCCAGGGGAAGATTAAGAAGAGCGATTTGCTTTCCTCTGTTCTAAGTGGAAATTTAAACTATCCGAATGGAGATATTAATGAATTAAAAAACAATGGGATATATTATGTCGGTAGTAACCCTACTGCTAAAGCTGTAGGGATAACGTTTCTGGGAGTATTTGCCGCACCGCCATCAGTTATGCAAATAGGATATGATAGCAATTATGAAGAAGACTCTGCTGCTATTGCTTTGAAAGTACGATTTGTATTGAGGGGGAATGATGCTTCTTATTCTACCTGGTCTAAATGGAGGTCAATTTCACTTACCTAATTTGGTGGTATAATTTGCCTCTTTCATTTCTTATCCAATCTCTTACCCGTTCCGGCCATATCGGTCAGAACGGGTAATAAATATTATTATCAGATTAGGTAAGAGTTATTGACTTCCATTCGGTCCACTTGTCCCAATTTCCCGTATTATATACTTGTGAACGAGTATATAACTCCCCAGTTCGTGAATTTATTAGAATTTGGGAAGCCATATCCTTTTCCGCGTAATGCAACAATAGCCCTGATACGTTTTCTGGCGAATTCATAGCAAAGGCAGAATAATATATTCCATTTTCTGAAATAGTATTAAGGTCTTTATCTGAGCTCAGAAGTCCTTTATATGCAAAAACACTTGTGAATAAATCGCTTTTCTTAATCTTTACCTGCGAACCATTCGCTGTTTCTCCATAGATGTAGAATACATCCGTCACCACTTGGAACTGGTTCATCGCTATATCCTGCTTCTCTGCCATATCTTCCTTACATTTAAGGGGCAGAAGATGTCTCCAGAAATGAGGGTACAATAAAATCGTCAAATCAAGTAGATTTTACAGACTTCCATTCTTCCCAAGTTTCTCCTTTATTTGTAGATTGCCTTACCCAGAGAATGCCATCAAGTCCCCAATATTCTTGTAGAATATATTCCTCATAAACGGAGCATCGTAAACATCCATAGTTACTTCCTGCAACTGGGCCATTAAGGTGAATATTTGATATTCTAATGCGAGCATTACGATTAATAGTATTTAAATCATATTTGTTTGTATATCCTCTTAACGGGAAATCATCTTTAGAATACAAACCGTTTTTATCGGTTGTTACTACTGGCATCGCAGCTCTAATAACCTCCACCAAATCGCTTTTCTTAATCTTCACCTGCGAACCGTTAGATGATTCTGCGTATATATATGCCGCATCTGTAGCTTGAGCAAAGCTGTTCATTTTAATATCATCACCTGCCATAATATTGCACATTTAAGGGGCATCCGCTTTAAAAACATGATACCCTAATTTAACATTTAAATAATTAACTCGTTTTTGTTTAAATAAATTCCCGAATTAACGGCATCGGGAAGGCCGAAAAAAGAACAAGTTTCCTTGTTATAGAACAGTGCCTTCGGAAGATTCCTCGACCACTTCCACAAAACCACCGGACACCAGGTCGGCAAGGTCAAACGACAAGCCCATACCGCTGTCACGGATGCACAAGTAAAGCACATCCTTGTCGGTGTAATACTTGCCGTTGAACAGCTCCATTCCCTGCTTCCACGCTATCGGGTCCTCCTTCGTGCCGGAGGCTTCAATCTGGACAACCTTGTAGAGGGATTCTGTTCCTATACCCAGTACCCACTGTTCGGCAAATTCATGCTCTTGAATTACCTCATACAAAGTGTCTTTGTAGGAGAACATGAATCCGATTGGCTTAGTCTTGCCAATTAGGTCATCCCACTTGGGGAAATACTCCTTATGCTTAAGGCTCTGCTCAACTGTCAAGCCTGCGGTGTTGATGTTCTCCTTAATAATCTCATGTAACGTGTCCACCTTGTCCAGATACTCATCCGACAAGTCGGACGGGTCCAATATCGTTCCGGCATTGAGCATGCGTTCCTTTTCGGCTTCAGATACCTGGCGATATTTAGAAGCCTCCGAAGGGTCGCTGATATACGCGGTACTCCCGAACACCCTTTCATCTATGGGCACATCCTCACTCTGTGTAAGGTAGTGCCCTCCGTCTGCCTGCAAAATCATTGTTGTTCCTCCTTTCTTGTTTCATTATCATTCAAATCTTTTATATTTTTGTCTATGGACATTGACAAGGAGATGTTTCCGTAATTGTCCGCAATGAATTTAATCAGAGCTATTTCCTCGTCAGAGAACTCCGTCTCTCCATTGCTTTGGAACACCTTCATCATAAGCGCATATCCACGCGCCCTATTGAGGTTCTGCATGATTGTATCGGCAAAATCCTCCCGAATGTCCCTTGTTATGCAGTTCTGCATGGTCACATTCGTGTAAATCTCGAATCTTTCAAAATTAATCTTCTTCATAATCAATTATTTGTTTGGATATGAATTAGTTACTTGCCCGTTAACAGAGAAAACTAACCCGATAGGTCCCAATGTAAAGCTTAGTGCGTCGGTTCCAACCGTTGAATAACCATTCACGGATGTACCTGACATATCAAGTCTCCCGACCTCTTTATTTCCAGAATACCTTCTGAGCATTAATCGAGGGTAATAATTAGTAACCCCTCCGATAGATTCGGTAATGAAAGATATATTCCCTACTTCATTATTATCTTGGTTATACATCTTGATGCTGTTGGAACTTGGGTCCAGTTCAATGCGAGTGCCATTCAACGAAGTGGAAATCTTACCGACCAATTCCACATCCCCATTCTCCTTTATCTTGAATGACCCATTGGGAGAGGAGACATTTCTGAACGTACCGCTTATAGCATTGATAGTTCCAGTCAAATCGACATCGGTAGCTATCATCCTGCCACTTTCCAGCACCCGGAACGGAGCGTCGTCAGGCTCGTGTGCTCCAGCCCAGATACGCACCTTGCTACCAGCAATGGAACCGGACAGCCCGGCCGTTACCGTACCGTCATCCTTCTTAATGAGGAACTGATTTCCCTGGAAGAAGTCAATGCTACCATTCTTCGCGATGATGAGGGATGTGTAGATAGGACCTACACCGCTTAACTTGGTCCATGTGGACGATGACACTCCCGGCTTGTTGCTTTCCGAGCTTGTATGGGTAGTGTTGCATTTGTAGACATCCCATCCGTCGATTGCGGCATTGTTCCTTATCATGGCAATATCCACATAACGTGTGCCGCTTGTCAGGGCTTCGTCGTTACGATAAACTACTCCGACAGCCCATTCGGAATGCCGGATGATGCAGCCTTGGATACCCTGCTCTCCTTTTTCCCCAGGCTTGCCATCAGCTCCGGGTTTCCCGGTAGCACCCGGTATACCGTCTTCTCCCTTTGAAGCCAGCAAGTCATACTCCGCGGAATTCATCTCCCCGGAAAGTATGTACCCGTATGTCTTTCCACCGTCCTGGGTCTGCTTGATTCGCTGACCGGAACTTGTTGTAACAGTCCACAGTGGAGGATTGGTCGTCTCCTTCTTGGCTATGTATGATGAGCCGCCCATGGTAACTACACCCTGCTTCGGCACGATAAGCCCGGTATACCATCTGCCCATGGCTGTTATGCTCTCGCCCTTATCGCCTTTGATTTTAATTGGCGTGCCCCATGTCCCATCACTTGCGGATGAAGCAACCTTCTGCGACATCCATATAGCTCCACTTGTAGCATTCGTATGCCAGCCTCCGGTAGTACCGTTTCCCGTAGGAACAGAAGGCTGGGAAGTGCTGTCATTGTAAGTTATGAACACGCTCAATCCGTTCGAACCGGCTGCACCGTCAGCACCGTCCGAGCCGTCAACGACCATCAACGACCATGCTGTCCCGTTCCATATGTATACACGACCGTTATTGGTGTCCCTATATGCCCAGTTGATTTGAGGATTGGAAGGTGGAGACTGCAGGTCGCCTTTCCATACGATGCTCAGTCCGTCCTTTCCGTTCTTTCCGTCAATTCCGTCAATGGTCATTTGATACCACTGGCCGTCTTGATATACATACGACTTCTTGTCGGTCGTATTCTTGTACGCCCAACCGTTCTGAGGAGAGGAAGGGGCAGACGAGAAATCACCTTTCCATACAATACTCGTACCAGCCACACCTTCTGCGCCATCAATGCCATCAAATCCATATTTAGCCCAGAGGGCAGGTGTGCTGAAATTACTCCATATGCCGTTTCTCTTCTTCCTCTCGCTTATCCATTCAAAAGGCAGGGATTCGGAAACGCCAATAGGATCATCATGCCAGCCGGAAGGGATATAATCGTCCGTCTGTGAGGTCGCTGGGGTGGAGGGGCGGTTTTCCTCCGTGGTATGGATAAACACTCTTTCGTAATCGGTACCGTCGCTTCCGTCCTTTCCGCTCTGGACAAGCAGGTCGTATTCCTCCGTATTTGATTCACCGGACAGAATATAGCCGTAAGTCCTTCCTCCGTCCTGCGTCTGGGTAATGCGCCTGCCGTCATTTGTCGTGGTAGTCCATAACGGTGGGTTGGCGGTCTCCTTCTTCGCGCAGAAGGTGCTTCCTCCCATAGTGACGATTCCCAGTTTGGGCACGATAAGCCCGGTATGCCATCTGCCGAGCGAAGACACGCTCTGTCCGTCCTTGCCGTCCGTAACAAGAGGTATCGTCTCCACATCGACCTCCTTCCCGTCCACGTAGAATATGAACTTGATGCTCTTCTGGAAGCTTGATACCGGTACTCCGGCATTGTTCCCGATTGAGACTTCGGCTCCACCGTCAAGGGAGTATTTAAGTTCGCCCGTCCCGGTCTCGGCCGTGCCTCCGGAAACCGAAGACTTCAACCGTGTACACGATACGGATGTTACATTGAGATTACCGTTGGCATCCTTTATCACGGCAGACACGCTCGGGACAAGCCGGTACAGAACGGCATCGGCGCCACCCTTGACACCTGCCATGGTGAACGTGAGCTGCCCGGTGTAGGCTTTTCCGTTGTAGGTGGCTGTCAACGCGACGGGTATCGGGTTCCTGCCGTCCAGAGCCACGCCCTGCTTGACACTGAAGGTTATCTCTCCGGTGGAAACGTCATGCGTCTCGGTGACGTTGGCAGGGAGCGTGCATGTTATTCCGGTGAGGGTCATCTTCTTACTGCCGTAGCTCATCCATACAACCGTGCTTATCGACGTGTCCTGATAAACCTTGCCGTCATTGGTAAGGGCGACGTTATCCATCTCGTTTGTGAGGTCTGCGAACACTGCCGATTCTCCGGGGTCGCCCTTGGAGGCAATCTTCTGCCAGTCATTGTTCGTGCCCGGTTCGGCTGACGAACCGTTCTTGTTCATGCAGGCCCATGTGCTTCCGTCATGGGTCACGCTGTCGTAGTAGTCATACTTTCTGCCGGATTCCCAAGCGCCCTCATAGCTCAAGTCCTTGGCTGGGGTGCCGTTGGGCTTCAATCTCTCTATCGTGCCGGAGATGTACACATTCTTGCCGTAGAACGAATAACCGGAGAAATCCATGCCACCTATGGAAAGGCCTCTAAGGTCACCGGTCTGCATCATGACGTTAACCTCGGGGTCTATCACCCAAGTGTTGACGTGAGCCAGACGGCGTGTATAGTAACGGTTTTCGTAGGTGATAGCCTGGCGGTCCTCATCGGTGAAGTTGCCGTATCCGAAGAAGTTCATGCCCGGCATTGGGTGAACGGACGTGCCCACCTGAAGCTCATACTCGAACTTCATGATTCCTGCCTCGTTCTCCAGTATATTGGTCGGAGTAAAGTAGGATGTGGCGAAACCGGAATACTCTATGAAACCGTTCGCGCCAATCGTATCCTTGTCGGTGTTTCCCCCACCTATGTTATGGAATACGCCACGGCATATGTCGCTTACATGAAGCGTACCGTATTGGCCTTCCAGAAGGTCAAGGGTGGCGATACGGTTCTCTGCATCCACAGTCTTTATCGTTCCGTAGGCGAACGTGTTTGCCTTGTCTCCCGATATAACGTCTATGCAGTTGAAGGTTATTTTGGGAGTTATTATCTCCTCACGGTATACAGCCTTGTCCGTCTCGATGACAACCTTCCCGTTCTCGTCCAGATAGATGTAGCCGCCGCTTCCTCCGATAATGCCGGAAACGAAGTTCTTGCTTATCTGAATTCCCTTCTCCGCGGTGAGCTTGTCGCCAACTTCCAGCTTGAAGGGAGTGCGGTCGTTGGTGGTCTTGCTGAGGAAAAGCTTTTTCAACTCTTCATCGTGAGCCGCTATCTCAGCGATAACACGCAACGCACTCATTATATCCGTATCCGAGAACTCCCCTTCTTCCGTATCTTTGTTCAGGATTCTTGTAACCGGCATCCCATTTATTTTCAGCCCCTTCAGATAATCGACAATAGCCGTTACACTGCTGTCCTTCTTCCTATTAATAAACTCATCGTTAGCCCTTAGTGATGACAATACATTTGTGTCCGAAAAAGCAGTGGAGTCCCCGGTCTTTATAATATCAATCCCGACGCCTCCCCCCGGAGAAACCGAAACCGTTCCACCTCCACCGGATGGTGACGATGAAATAGGATAGTTGGCAGAGCGAGGCTTTGCCGGGGTTGTTCTTGATATTATTGGTATCTCCTTCATTTCTCAATCATTATACACTCAAACCGGTCAGAAGCATAATCAATGGAACCGCCGGCGTTGATAAATCTTTTACTAACCAAAAAATTGTCTGTCAAAATCGTCAGCGGAGATATTTCTTTACTATTTTTAACTATCTGGGTGAGCTTTATCCGAGTATCGCTATAATGGTTGATTATACGGGTTATCAGCAGTTCTTCAGGTCGCTTGTTCTTTCCAAGAATGGAATTATACATATTATCTGTGAGGTAATTACCATCAAGCAACACCTTGCTATAGCATGCCCCGTCATCATTGTATGAGCTTATTTTTAATTCTATCTCATCAAGTTCATTGATAAAACTTTCATTCAGGACATTCTCATAAACACGGTCAGAATCATCTGTATCCGTCATACCGTCTATCTTCTGGAAAACACATTTCAAATCCTTTAAAAAACAATTCACATATCCACTAAACAATTTCCCGATAAAACTCTTTATGACAAACTTTGGCTGTCCCCCAATCGAAAAGCCCAACGGCATGATATATCCGTCCAACCCGTCATAAGGCATACTCAATGTCTTGGTAGATTTTATACTAAGGAAACCGCCCGACACCGGTTCATGGAATGTTCCATCCTTGCCGTCATCAATATATACGTTGAATGTGGAATATCCGTTCGTGAAAGTGGTCCCATTCCAATATTTATCACCTATCGAGAACTCACAGACAAAATACGGGGGTGTGTGAAATCTGGGCAAATCATCCCCGAACGAATACATTTCATCTATAGGGACCAATGTCGGCAATTCGGCTTTTGAGGCCAGCACAAGCTGCACACTTCCTTGTATGGCAAACGCACCGTCTTTATATAACGCAGTAGGAAGAGGCCTTTCAAAAGTCAATATCGGGTTATCGGATTTTAAATTGTATTTCGTGTCATCCGGCCGTGCGCCTGATGGATAAAGCACCGTCCTTATCTGTATCAGGTCTTCGTAATTGTAGTTGGTAATATTTGGCTCCCACTTGTCTCCATTCTTTTCCATTTCATAATTGCATCTTTTTATCGGTATAGCCCCATACAAAAGTTCAACATCATCAAGAGACATATTCCTTATTGCATCTTCATTCACCGGATTCTGTGTTATTCCCGGTTCGTAATGGTACATTTTATATTCATTCGGCAAGAAATAAACCTTTCTGGAAACCTTATTGTCCTTCACGAATTCCCTTGCATACAACAATTTGTCTCCAAGACGGAAAAGTGTTTTAAAATCCTCCTCCGGGAATATCTTCCCCACCGGATAATTGTTGCACTTGACTGTCACCTTGTTGTAACCCGGAAGAATATCCAAGGAGTGACCGGAACCGGCAAATCCTATATCTTGCACTATCAGGCTGTTCACCCCCATCTCTTCCTTAGCCGCTAATGATAAATCGTACTTATTGTATGTTCCCTCATGGTCTATATCAACAAAATAAAGCTCTCCTTTCCAGTCTACACAAGTCCAATTCAAGAACTTGCAAATTTCCTCCAGCACTTCTTTTAGTTTCATGGGTTTACCGTCTTCGTCGAAAAAATCCTGCTCGCTGATGAGCATCTTTTCGAGAACATTCTCACCGGACACATACTGATTTGCACCGGACGCATACACATGAGGTATATATACTGAGGCGTAGTTACCCCCAGACTCCCCTATACAGCGTTTCAATAAGTACCATAATGAAACAAAGGATTTTTCCTCGCCCTTTATGGTGTAATCCAAGTATTCCAGCACCGACATGGCCGATATGCATTCCATCTCCAACGAGAACAAATCAGAAGAATAATCCTGAGTATAAAGTTCCGGCTTGATATATCCGCACCACTCTGCTACCCCATTTCTCTCCAACGTGACACGAAACTGCCTATAATCGGTAGAGAACAGTGTACGAAGATAATCACTACCAACAACCTCTATTGTGGCAGTGGAGAATCTCGAAGGAGTATATAAAAACTCTTCATTTGATATTTCCACAACAAACGGATTGGCTCCTGCCACTAATTCCGTGCTTTCTCCGTCATATCCTTCCTTTTCTATTTTAACAATATAAGACACCTCTTCCAACGAGGCGAACGGTATGGTATAAATCAGTCCGTAACTCATAATATCGGCTTTTTCCCTTGTGATTTCAATTCATTGTTTATCGCGAGAATGAGGTCCTTTGCCCGAACCCTGGTGGTCACTGTCGACGACAAGCTTTTCGTACCTCCAATATTACCGGAGTTTATCGCCTTGAAAAGGTTGGACTGCTGACGCTGGTTCAGAATCATTTCCCCGGAGTTTACACGGGCTAATATTTTGTCTCCTGAGGTCGGGCCACCTGTAATAATACCGCCTTGTGCGAATTTGGGAATAAGGGCGAAGGCTGCTATGGCTGCTGCGATTGCTCCACCGATAGCGATTATATTTGCAGGGAAAGGCAATTTGGCAGCACTGGCGCCGGCAGCACTGGCACCCTTTGCTGTATTGGCGGCAACCTCAGTTCCGGCATTCGTTACTTCCGTGGCGGTCGTGGCCGTATCAACAGCAGCTTCCGTTTCGGCATTCGCTACCTTTGTGGCGGTCGTGGCCGTATCAATGACCGCCTCCGCTTTCTTTGCCATACCCAATTTCTCGGTCAGTTCCGTAATGGTCTGTATGGTCTCTATAATGCTCATGAAAGCATCCACTGTATTTGTCATGGCATTCCATATTGCCATTATCTGTTCCCAAGCAGTAGCGTCAACGTCGTTCATAACATCACGCAAGTTTTCAAACGCACTTACTACACGGTCGGAAGAACTTGCCACATCCTTAATTCCGGAATACAAACCCTCGTTCAGCTCTTTCGTGAAATCCTTGACATCCTGCCTGACCTGCGCTATTTTCAATTTTTCTTCCAAATCCGGCACATTGGCCATGGCATTCGCCAGCTCATCGGATAATTCCTCTCCCAGCTCTTTCGCTCTTTCCTTATATGCTTCCGCTATCTCCTTGGCCTTATCCAACTCCTCCTGGGTTATCTCCAGCTCTGTCTTCTTGTAGTCAAATGTCGTATCTCTTGGCTTCACTTTGATAGGAGCGGCGAACGCCCGGGCATTAAACTGCATGGCCGCTATGAACCCGTCCGCACTGTCTCCTATACCTTTTATCCCGGCAGCAGTCTTAGCCGCCTCTATTGAAAGTGAAACGATGTTCTCGTTAAGCTGTTTCTGGGACAACACACCCTTTGCCTGCTGGTTCTGGGCTTCCTTGACTCTTTCGTTGTATTCCTTCTGCACCCTCTCGAACTCCACAAGGGCAGCATTCCTATCACGGTTGGATACGGCCTCATCCGCAGCGGTCTTCAATGCCCGGTAGTATTCACTTTCAAGGGTCTGCTTGTCCCTCGTACCCCTCGCCTGGGCATACATCTTTATATTCAACTCACCTAACGCCTTGTTGTATTCAGCCTGGGTAATCTTACCTATTCCCAATTCAGCGTTCAGTTCCTCCAATTCTCTGTAGTAGGATTCCTGCTGCTTTTGAAGGGTAGTCTTCTTCTTTGATTTGGAGCCGGACAAGTCATCAATAATTGTTGTCTGTGTATCACTTTTAACCACATATCCCACAGCATCCTCCAAACGTTTGTTCACATCCTCCAAGACCTTGGCGTTCTGTGCATATTCCCTTACTACAGCATCAATTTTAAGCACGTCCTTCCCCTCTCCGTGGAGAAAGTCTATCATCCTATTGTATTCTCCCTTGTCACTCTTCCGAAGACTGGCCAGGTTCTTTATACTTTCCATCCCTAATCCGGAAGGCTCTACAAGTCGGCGCTGCCCCTCCTCCATCTCCACTTTCTTTCGAGTGAGATAGTCAGCAGTAGCAGTGGCCTCCAATAATTTAATACGTTTGGCTATTATATCATTAATGTTCTGCTCCTTGGTTATCTGCTGACCGACAATGCCCTCTATGCGCTTTTGGTATTGTTCTTGTAACTTCTTGTTGTCCGCTGCCTTATTGTACAACCCTTGCAACACACGCAACTGAGCCACCTCAGCAGAAGTGGAGGACAATGCACCGGCAACTTCCTTTTTATAGTCAGCAAATATATTTTTAATGCGAACCGCTTCCTTGCGAGCCTCAACCAGATGGCTAACGAGAGCAGATATACCGGAAATTATGGCTATCGGCAAAAAAGACTTAAGCAAGCCCGTAATGGTGCGCCATAACTGTACAAACCCGATTTTTATTGATTTCAGAGACTTTGCCCATATATTTGAAGTCTGTACAGCGGCTGCGTTTTCCGAAGCAGTCTTCGCTATATCAATGGCTTTCTTTTCCGCTAACACCGCCTGATTCAAAGCCCTTTCAGCAGCCGCCAACTGTTTTTTTGAAGCCAGTCGCTTGTTGTTCTCTATAGTTTCATAATCGGTAAGTGTTTCCTGATAAGCCTTTTCCGCTGCAATCCTTGCTTCCGTTGCCTTCTTCATCTGCTCCTGAGCAACCGCATCCTTGCTTATGGTAGTATCTATAAGCTTCCAGAATTGGGCGAAGTATTTCGTGACAGACAAAAGCAACTTACCGCTGATAATTCCGATTATGAATGTGAATATCCCACTTATCTTACCTTTCAACGAGTCCAGTGCTCCGGCCAGCCAATCAACCAAAGACTTGTACTTTCCCTGGACATCCATGCTGTTCACAAGTTCTGTGAATATATTCTTGAGCCGATTGACGGATGTCTCCAGATTATTCGTATCCACATTGGGAATCATCTCATTCAAAGCGTCCGCAAACTTCGGAAGTACATCAGCACTCATAAGCTTGCCTTCCTTCAGCAGCTTATCGAGACCCGCAACCGAGGTGCCTGCGGCCTTTGCCATTGCCTGCAAAGCAATAGGCAGGCGTTCCCCCATCTGCAAACGAAGCTCCTCAGAACTAATCTTCCCCTTGCTCATCATCTGGGATAAAGCCAAGAATACCCCGTTGCTGTCCTCCGCACTCATACCGAAAGCTGTAACGGCACGGGAAACCGACTCGAATATTTTCCGCTGCTCCTCCATGGACATGTTGGAAACGGAGGCAGAAGCCGTGAACTTAGCGAAATTCCCGGTCAGAGCGTTAATCTCAAGACCGTACTTCTTTGCCATGTCAACCAGAAAGCGCTGGTTGTCCGCATACTGGGACATGCTCCCCGAAACGTTCTTTAATGCGGTAGATGCCCGGTTAGTCTCACGGGCCACATCCACGAACCGAGAGACCAGATTGCTCAACCCTATACCACCGGCACCAAGCGCGGCAGCAAAGGTGACAACCTGCATCTGCATGGCCTTGAAACCGGCTTTCACCTGATTGGTTCCCTTCTTGAAGTTCTCGGTGAGAAGGTTTATCGCAATACTGAAACTTAATTTTCCTGCCATAATTTCTTTCCTTTCTTTAAAAATTCCTCAAATCTTTCCACTTCTGCATCATTTATCTCGGTTTCCTCCTTGGGTTTCTGTTCCCATGGGAAAGTGATAAGGTCCTTGGCCCCGTTCTCCATAGCCTTCGCGTCTATGTGCGGAAGTATTGTAAGATAAGTCCACAGCCGCGCATTCTCCATCTCGTCCTTCCTCTTGTTCTCATAGGCTTCTATATAAAGCGGCAGGTCCTGCAATTCCATCTCATTCAAGGCATAATGGGCATCAAGGCCGGACATGATGAGTGTAGCAACTATGTTTCCTATGGTTTCCGGTCTGTCATCATTGACTCCTCCACTTCCGGCATTCGTGCTGTGCCTAAACTGGGCCATGACAGATATAATCCTTCCCAAAGAGACAGACATTCCCTCCATAACCTTATCGTTTGCCAATACCGATTTAAAGACCTCATACTTATACGGTACCTCGAAACTGTCAATGGACATCGCATACAACAAGACCTCCATATCCTCCCGGTCTGAATAGTCCATCAATGAAAAGGACTTCCCGCGCATCTGTTCCCAACGAATGATAGCCTTTACCGTCAAACGGGTAAGCCCAATCTTTTTAATGGCTTTCTTTTCAATCGGCATGTTCTCTCTGTCATCTTCCCTTTCTTTGCAGATTTCAGCAAGGATGAAGCCAACAAGAATTATTATGGTTCCAAATAGAATTATTACCATAACTATAGCGGTAAAACGTTGGGGTATTTCTGGTAATACAACTTGGTCAATGCGGATTTAAGACTGTTGTAGTCCTTGATAAAGCCTAAATCTATCCACTGGGCTATCTGCAACTCCAGCTCATACAATTCGCGTATCTTGGATTCATCACCAATCTTATTACGCATTTCCGATTCATGCTTCCCATAGACTATAATATTAAGAGATTTAGCCAAATCCTTGACTTTTTGTTTGAATAAGCCATCTGGCAAAATGGAACCGACAGCCTTACACATAGATGGATATGCATCACCGGCAAGATTGCGGAATTTTATCATTTCATCATATACAAATTTGAGAACATCATATTTAAATGAAGGATTTATCCACATTGCAAAATCAATAAAAAGCAATGGATGCATCCATGTACCTGCATTATCACCCTTATTTGCCTTTGATTTATGATACGGGTAATTACCCCTATCATAATTTTCCCTTTCCATTATAGTGTAAATGAACTCTTTAGTAGAAGACAAACCGAAGTAGTCATTAACTTCTTTCTTCATGCCTTTTAATTGATTCCACTGCTTCAATAATTCTGTAGCATTGAAAAATGCGTCTTTTGTCCGTTGGGTTACCTTAAACTCACCCATCGGGCGTATCATTATCTGATTTGTTTTCATTGTATTATTTATCGTTATTACAAAAGGCGGCCATCATAGGACCGCCTTTTATTTTACAAACAAGTTAGATAGTGCCACACAGCAGACGAAAGACTTCCTCTTTATCCTCCCGTTGTCCCTTCCACCTGCTCCAGCGCACCAATACCTTTGAAAGACACACTGAGCTTGGCTATCTGACCGGCTTCCGAAGTCAAGGACTGGGAGGTTATCATGATACGGCCAGTGTAATTCTTCTTGGTCTTGTCGGGAGTGAACGTACCGCCATTGTTGTCCTGGTCAGCAACCGCAGCCTCCCCGAAAAAGAAGTCCAATACCTTACCGTCAATCTGGGCTTTCAGAAGAGTGTCGTAACTCAATGCACCCTCCTTACGGGTAATAAGCGCTTCGCTTGATACCGTATAACTCTTCTTCCCGGGCAATGAACCTGCCCATCCTCCCATCATCTTGTTGGAAATATCCACCTCTTCCGTTGTGATTTCCAATGTTGCCGTCGTGGCAAAAGCCAACGGTTCGTCAGATTCGGAACCGTCAGGCTTCGCGAACACGAATAACTCACCTCTGTAGATGTCCTTACTTGAATCTAATTTTACTGCCATAATTATCGCTGTTTAATTGAAAATTGTAATACCTGAATAAATTTCTTATCAATGAAGTCTTCCGTGGAGTCTTCAAGCTGTATACGCATATCCGGGTCCTTGAAGTCACCGGACAAAGTGTCATAAATCAAAGAGGCGAGACTGTTGCTTCTTACATAGGATTCGCTGACGGCAGTCAGATAAAGAACGGATACCTGGGTGGCTACACCCATCTTCGTATATTCCTGCTTCAACTCGTCACGCTGATATACAATAAAATCGCCAACCGTATCCTCCGGTGCCATTATCGGAAAAACCCTTTCCCCGACAAATCCTTTTATCTCCTCGTTCTGAAGGAGGAGAGACCGGATTTCAGCGGTTATCTTGAACATGTTCATTTTCTTTCAATTATTCGTTGTACGGCTGTTTCTATTCCCTTATATAGAGCCTGTATCGCTTTCCCCTTCTCGGTCTGCTCTGCGTCTGACCAAAAGCTGTTAGCCGGCATAACTCCGCGATATATTCCCTTACGCATCTTCTTTTTTCCGGTAGTATAACGTCTCTTGGTGCCCATGTCCACCAAATGGGCATGATTTCCTCCGGGGCGGTCAAACCCAGCCAATCCCCCGAGCTTTCTTCGCTTAATTCTCGTCGTAAAAGAATTCATCAAATGCCCGGTATGCCTTCCGTGAAAAAGAAGCCTACTGCGCAAGTTGTTTTTCCCCCTTGCGCGAAAAACATTCATCGCAGAACGAAGCCCACTTTTTACGGCCTTGTCCTTCTCGAAGTCTTCAAGCCCATTAATAAGGTACTGTATATTCTCCCGGTCTATAATCGAAACATCAATCATACATCCACCTTCCTCATCGTTATTGTCAACTCATTGCCGTTAGGTTCAAGCATCTTTATCTCCCAGGTACATCCGGCATACTCCACACGGCATCCGTACTTGATTTGAGGATACTTGCGCGTCTGCATGACAATCGTCTGGTTCACGAACTGCTCATAAGCGGTATCTTCCTTTGAAAACAGTGTCTGCTTCTTGCGTGAAGCCCGGCAACGGAACACTTCCCTATAGGACTTTTCCACAGAACCCATCTCGGAGACTGTCTCCACCGGTTCCTTGAACACAAGCGTATATTTCAGTAGTCCAGCCCTCATCCCGCATAGTTCCGATAAAGCGCCACAAGGTGCGAATAAGACAACGGCACTTCCGATGTCTGGGCGAAAGCCACCGGCTCGCGGTTGGCATAGAACTGCCCCACCATCAGAAGGATACACTGACGGAGAGGCGCTGGAATGTCCTTCCCGCCTTCCTCCACCAATGTATCCAGCTCCACGCAAATATCCTTCGACACAACTACCTCAGCCGCCTCGATGAGACCGGATATATACTCGTCATCATCCGTGAACTCCTGCTCTACATTGAGATGACGCTTGGCCAGTTGCAAATCGACGTATGCCATATTACTTCATGGATGCTATGCAGAACGACTCCTTACGGATAAAGCCCATATTCCAATATGAATTGGTAATAAGTCTCACTGTACCCTTCAATGCCTGGGTATACGGGTCAACCAACAACTCTATACCGCCCCATTGACCGATAAAGTAATCTGCCCAGTTACCGAATACAATACCGTATTCATCCGTGCCTTCTCCGATACCTTTCGGCAGATTATTTGTTCTGAGCGCACGGTATCCGTTCAACTGACCGTCCCCGTTGCCGGTAAAGATGAAACCGCCCGCACCGGAAGCATCCTTTACCTTTGTCTTGGCCTTTCCGACAAGTGCCGGGTGCAGGATATAAGACAAGTTTCCGAACAAGGCATTCTGCACGTCGGCATTGGTCTCCATTGCTACAATCTGTGCCCAGGTCATGTCTCCCTTAATGGTAGAGTCAAGTGTGCCAAACATTCCGTCCGGCGTATTAGCCACGCTGGTTTCCTTGCTGAATGCTGTCTGTTCAATCTTCTGGGCGATGGCTACAGCTATAGCCTGGCGTATATACGCCTCAACGGAAGCATTCTCCTGAACAAGCAACTGCTTGGAGATGTCCACATAAGCGGTCAGACGCAAAGGCTTGAATAAGTCTCCCTTGCTGAACGCACCGGCTCCATCCTTGGCACTGGCGTTCTCAGCCTCCCAGAACACGTTGGCACCAGAGAATTCCGGCCAATAGATATTCCCCTGCAACCCGGTCATGAAACGGGCACCGGCACGGGACAGCACAAGAGCAGACTGTAAAGGCAGAAGCATCTCCTGCTGTTCCTCGTCAATGACAACTCCCGTTGCCGCTTCGGTGGCAGCAGTAAATGCCGCACGCCTCTCTACGTTTACGGGAACCACTATACCGCGTCTGTCTGCCATCTGAGCACCTGACGTATTGTGGTGTGTGGTAGCAGCCTCTATAACCTCTGCCTCAACATCGTTCTGCGGGTTTCCGTCAACCATGTTGGATATTGCACGACGCAATGAGAATCTGCCTCCCTTCGGCTGATGGGAACGGCCTTTCTGACGATTTTCGTCCTCCCTCTCCTCTATCTCAAGGTTAATCTCAGCCATACGGCACTGATTGGCGCCAAGTTGTTCATTCTCTTCAGCATTCAACTGCCGTTTCTCTCCCCTGGCCTTTTCAATGATGGCCTTTGAACGAGCAGAAATCTGGTTCTTCTCGTCCTTCAATTCTGTAATACTCTTTTCTTTCGACATAACTTTTAGATGTTTAATAATTTTTCAATATTGGAATAGTATTCATCCAAGTTCAGACTTTCCCTCGCCTCGATTTCCTTCTCTGCCTGCTCCTTTCCGCGCAAGCATACGGATGTCTTGCTATAGGCAGCGTTATACACCGGGGAAACGTCATAAATATTGCCAATCTTGCTGATGGTACGTTTCCAAGTGCCATCCGACCTTTTTTCCCAAGCATCCTTCTCCACATCAAAGCAGAAGGAACTCTGGTCTATCTCCCCACGACGCAAATTCTCGAGCAGCTCGTCACCCAAGGCTGTTTTCGGTGCCTCAAAACTGTATCTCAGACCTTTCTCGTCAACAGTCAGGGATAAAGAACCCTTGCCATACTTGCTGCGGGCCAATATACCGCGCTCCTGACCATGATTCAGGACGGCAAAAACATCGCTTTTTGCAATTACTCCGTCTGCCGCGCCCGGTTCGATGGTCTCCTGAAAGGATAGACCGTCAGAGGGCACGTTGAAGAGGAAGGCATATCCTTCGACGGTCCTTGTCTCATCCCCCTCTCCGGCTATCTTGAACTGAGAGGAGACGTTTCTGATTTCTTTTTCTTTTTCCATAAATCACGCTTTTACTCAGTAACCAAAAAATTGTCTGTCAAAACGGGGTTTTCTTCGTCCTTTCCAATATTTTTTTGCTGGTCGGGCTGATTTTTATTCGACAAAGCGGTGTCAAGGGTCTGCACATTGACCGGAACGAAGGCCTCATCGCCATTCTCCTTCCTTGGAAGATTGCTTTCCCGACGTATCTCATTGGGGGTCGCGCCTCCGATATAGAACATGTCTTTCCAATAGGCCGCCTGAGCCGCCTTATCCGTCCTAAGTATGGCAGAAGTGTCAAACTCGGCCATTATGCGACCACGCTCGGAAGGCAGGAACACCTTCCGGTTGATTTCCTGCTCTATCTTGGTGATTACAGCCAAAGCCGTATCGGTCAGATACTGCAATTGGGTAGCCTCAACAGTTGAATAGCTCGACTTGGACAAGTCGAACGCCTTGACCGGGGACACTGAGAAGAACCGGCATATGTCCGTCACATTGAACAGCCTGCTTTCAAGAAGCTGGCTGTCCTTGGGGGAAATCGTGATGGGCTGATACCTCATGTTACCCTCCAGAACCGCTATGCCGTTCGGATGGTTCTTCATCCGGTCATACCATACCTGGTATATCTCGTCCCGCTGTTCCTTGTTCAGCCTTTTCCCCTCCACGGACAAAATGCCCGAGACAGCTCCCCCGGACTCAAAGAAACCGGCGGCATGCTCCTCGCTGCTGGTGGCTATGTTAAGGGTCTGCCTTGCATGGGTAAGGGTGGAGACACCTATTATGCCATCATAAGAGAAGTTCAGCACATGAATCATGTCTTTCGGCTCGACAAGCTCCTTGAATCCGGTCACCTGATAGCGCTTGCGCATGATACCCCTTTTGTCGGTAATCCACTGGACAGACACCTGCGACGTCGGAATGTAAATCAACTGCTGCACATTCAGCTTACTGTCCCTCTCTATATAGGCATACCCGTTTCCGGTAAGAAGGACCGACACCATGAGCGTCTTGAAGAAGACAAACCTCGTCATATCCTCATTCGGCTCCAAATCCAACAGCACGTATGCCGGATGGCTCTTATGCTCCTTCTTGAATCCGTCACCGTCAAGCAGATATGTCTTCAACGGGAGGACAGCCACACTGTCCGATATGAGGTCCACACAACGATATACAGTAGAAAGGAGCATCGGCTTGCTCCGGCTGTACAATGCCGGATGGGGACCCGAATAATTCCAGGCAGGAACACGTGATATTTCCTGCTTGGAAGCCTTTCTTATTTCCCAATTTGTAAAAGGAATCTTTACTTTCATACATACACTTTTCCACTAACCAAAAAAGTGTCTGTCAAAATCGAAATTCTAATAGAATTCTCCGTAATGAGGAGAAACAAGATATACCCCCAATGCTTCCAGCATAGCTATCACTCCGTCTATCTTCTTTTCTTCAAACTGTTTAGACGGCTTGGTATTCCCGTTACGGTCACGGGCCATAACCACATTACGGAAGCAGTGACGGTTTATCACGTTATTGTCTATTACCGCCTTTCCGGACAAAATCAGACGCTCCATCTCCTTGGTCGGACGGTTGAAATTCCCGAGTACCTGGCTGAACGGCTCCATAGGCAACCCCTTCTCCTCGGCATTGATGGTGAACTGTGTGGCGTTCCATGTATCGTACGCTATCTTCTGGATATACACCTTGTCCCTTATGTCCATAATGTCGTTGAGGATATAATCGTAATCGGTTACATTGCCTGGGGTTATCGTAATCAGTCCCTGCCGACGCCATTCACCATACAACTCCTTGAACCGGCGCTCCTGCAATGACATTTCCGGCAGATAATACTTTGCCTTGAAGTAATATTTGTCCTCCGTGGGAAACATGAAGGCGGCACAAGTCAGGTCACTCGTGCTTGAAAGGTCGATTCCCATATAACAATCCATGCCCTCGAAATCATCCAACCGGATTTTCTCGGAAGAATTCAAGATATAATGCTCCGGTATCCATACTGTTTCCGCATCGCACCACATATTCAAGGTCTTGGTCTTGACGTTCACCTCATCCGACGGGGTGTTTATCGCCTTGCGGATTTCCTTGCGGATATAAGACGGCTTGACGGTTACCTCTATGTTCGGATTGGACTTCACCCACACCTTTTCATCCTTCCAATCATCCTGCTCGTCCAGGGAGTATATGGCGACAAAAAAGGAATCGTCCTCTTTCAGCCCCTTCAAAATCTCCGTACCGGTAGTCCTCAACTCATAACAAGGACCGAGCTTGTCAAAGCCCGCAGTGGTAATGATGACTTCCAAGGGGTTGTCTCGGGTTCCCTGACCCGATTCCAATACAGCCTTCAGACTGTTGTTCTTTGCCGCATGATACTCATCCAGCACGAACGTGGACGGGTTTGGACCGTCAAGCTTGGTTGAATCAGCGGCGAGCACTTTGAGCCATGATGATGTTTTCTCGAATGTGATAGTATCCCGGAACACCTGAAGGTAACGGTTCTTCGGGTCAAATTTCTTGGCGAAGTTCGAACACAGAGGCCACGCGGATATTTTCACTTGATCCTTTGAGTTTGCCGCAAAATACACCTCCGCACCAGCCTCATCGTCATTTATCAAAGCATTCAAGCCTATGCCTGCCGCAAGCGCAGTCTTCCCGTTTTTACGCGCCACCTCTATATATACAGTCTGGGTCAGACGGGAACCGTCCTCCCTTACATAGAAACCGTATATGCTGGCTACAATCCACTCCTGCCACGGCTCCAAAGTAAAAGGCTTGTCGGCGTGCCTTCCCTTGAAGTGCTTCAAATAAGGAAAGAAATTTATCACGTCATCCACCTTGTCTTCCCGGAATTCATACCTATCATCCTCCATAAGAGAAAAAAAACGCTCGCAGGCAGAACGTATGAATTCACCCGCCACAATCTTTCCCTCAATAACCTCCTGCGCATATCTGTAATATGGTTTATTCATTCTGAGTCGCCTTTTTCCTAAAATACTCATCAGCCGGGCTGTCCTCCTCCCTGGAAGCCGTTTTACCTTTGATAAGCGACTTGCTCTTGGCTGTCAGTCCGTACTCCTTGGCAAGCTCAAGATACTGGCTCCAATTCTCCTTCAGCAGATTGGCCTCCGGGCGCTTGACCATTTCCCCCTTGATGTTCTTCATGGTCAATCCCTTTTCCGACACTACTCTCACACAGTCAATATAGGCGTTGTATGCCGTAGCCATCCGATGCAGCTGGGGTATATCGGAAGCCTCAAGCTCCCTCTCCTCCTCAATCTGACGGACTATATCCGATATGGTCTTACGGGCCTCCTTATACGTCACCGTCTTCGGAAGCCGGAAACTTATTTTTCTTTTCTCCATTGCGCGGGCTTTTTCTACGAACCAGAATTTTGTCTGTCAAAGCATCATTTTAACACATCACAACACTTTGGCTTTTTTCAAAAGAATGCCGTTTGTGTCGAGAAGGGTCGGGTGAGGTTAGGAAGGTGAAAACCGTAAAAATATACCCCCATATCCCCCCCTTCCTCCATACACGGCAGAACATCGTGCCATGCTATCCATCCACCTCATAAAGCCTGCATCCGGTCTTTTCTTTCACTCGTAGCAGAAAACTTGCAGACTCATCGCTATCAACGACAAGCTTCACGGCAGAAAGCCCTTCTGTCTTCGGTTTCTGAAATAAAAGCGAACACGGCTGATTGAAATATACCCAGTAAAACATCAAATCAGCCAGATATATATTATCAATCTGTACAATATATCTAATCGGTGGACGGCTCATCTCATTATTCTTTAGCTGTTCTGTTATGTAATTCCTGATGGTGTACCTTGCACAGACTCATCAGATTGTCGTAATCATATGCCAAGAACATACGCTGTTCAGGGTTGTCGGTGCTCATGAACGAAACCACATGATGGACGTCCTCGGCAGGAACAACCTTACCTTCCTGAAGACACATCTCACAGAGCGGGTCGTTTACGAACTTCCATGCCCGTAGCCTCTTCCACCTCTCCGAGTTATATACGGCCCTTCTTTCTGCATTGTAATGGTTACCCTTCTGAACCGTCCTTCTCTTGCCTTTGTTTATAGTCGGCATACTCTACCTCCCTCCTTGCCTTATCATCGTTTATTCTTTGGAATTTAATCATATTGAACCTATAAAGAAAATGCTCCACAATCTGGTCATCCGACTGTAATGCAACGGAGGCGCTGTCCTGAATGACATACAATACCGTGTCCTGAAATATATCCTCGAATCCCTCTCCTCCATATATTCCGTGGACACCCACAGCACACAATCTTTTCAAGCAGTCGTAATTACGTGCTACCGCTGCCATTACAGCCTTATTGACCTTTCCTTTCTTTATCTTCCGCATTTTTCTTTTTCCAGTTCCCGTCCTCGTCTATCAAATCGTCAATGCAACGCTTCAACATGCTCCTTGCAATGACCGATATGCTGACCCCGGTCATTCTTGATAACTCAGACATCAACATGTGGGTCCTATCGTCAATACGAGCAAATAATTTTTTATTTTTAGCCATTCCTGAACGAAGTTATATCAAGCTGTATTTAACTGATTCGTTTATATCCGCAGGATTGAATTTACAAAAAGGTATTATAACGTTGTCAGTAACTATTATATACTCACCTGCCACAATGAAAGCATTCAAACTTCCGATAAGCCTTTCCATAATGACCCATCTTTTTTCGCTCTCATAGAAATGAACACAGTACGAAGCGTCTGCCGCTTCTCCGTTTCTATTTATTCTTTTCCGCATATCCGCAAGCAAAGCTGACCCTGTT